TATTCCTCATCTACCCTCTCGGACAATCGAGTTGGTTCTTTGCGCCGTCATTTGGTGTTGCAGCGATATTCAGATTTCTGCTGTTCCTCCAAGGCTTTCACAACTGGACACTCAACCCGTTCCATATGATGGGTGTAGCAGGCATCCTTGGTGGTGCATTGCTATCTGCTATCCATGGTGTTACAGTAGAAAATACTTTATATGAAGATGGTGAACAATCAAATACTTTCAAGGCTTTCCAATCAGATCAAGAGGAAGAAACCTATTCAATGGTTACAGCAAACCGTTTCTGGTCCCAGATATTTGGAATTGCTTTTAGCAATAAACGCTGGCTTCATTTCTTTATGCTGTTTGTACCTGTTATGGGTCTTTGGACCTCTTCTATTGGAATCATTGGTCTTGCTCTCAATCTTCGTGCTTATGATTTTGTATCGCAAGAAATTCGTGCTGCAGAAGATCCAGAGTTTGAAACTTTTTATACAAAAAATATTCTCCTGAATGAAGGTTTAAGAAACTGGATGGCACCAGTTGATCAACCACATGAGAACTTTGTCTTCCCAGAGGAAGTACTACCAAGAGGTAATGCACTGTGATATTTCCTAGTTTATTTGCTGCTGTTGTTGGATTTCCTGCATATCCCACTTGCCATCCAGCAACTGCTGCTTGGGACTATGCACAGTTACAACGTCTTGGTGCTAGTGATGAAGTAGCATGGCAGTTAGGAGTTGTTCCATATCATGATGGCACTCCAGAGTGTCAAAAGAGAGTGGAGTACAGCATTGACTTCAATAAGAGGACATGGCGATGAACGGATTTGAAGTATTCTTTTACTTTGTTTGCTTTGCTATCATTGCTGGTGCTGCCTTTGCAATGATGTGGTCTAACATTCAGTCCATTAATGTGGAGATGAATAAACCAAAACCACGTCACCCAGAGGCACCAGCACCTGGTGATGAAGTCATGTATGTTGATCTTTCAAAAGAAAAACTTGAAAGGTTATATAACCAAGACAATGAATGAACTGTCCACCACCCCTTGACTGGGGTGGTTTTTTTGTGTATTATAGTTAAGTAACTGCAACTCTGAAGAGTTATGACCACGCCTTATGTTCCAAAACATGATTGGACAAAAAATAAAGATGGGTATTTTGCCTGGGAGGATGGTGGAATCATGGACAAAATTCAAGATGTTCTTGAAGTCCTTGGTTGGCAGGAAGGTGATGAGATTGATGTAGAGATTGGTGGCACTGTTGTCTCTGGTATTCATCAAGGTGAAAATTACAATAAAAAGTGGGCAACACCATTTGGAGTGCGTAAATACAACAAAGATGCATTCATTGTAATTAAGAACCAGTCTCGTAGAGACCTAACTAAAACACAACCACTAGAAGAATTTAAACCACAGCACAAACATGATTCAGACTGACACTCAAGAAGTAAAAGTACCAGAAGGAGCAGTTCTCATTGATGAAGTTTTCTTTGTCTGGGAAACTAGGTTTGGTCTCCATACAACCATGACCACCAAAGGTCGTAAGATGCTGACTGGACTTGATAGGAAAGGTGTTATTGAGATGACCAGATGGCATCTTAAGTGTGAGCAGGAGGGAACTCTAGATCAATATACAAGGGTTGTAAATAGTGGTGTTGTTGGAGGCAAACTCTAAATAATGAAGAAAAGTAAGTTTCCATTTAATCATGTAGTTCTTCCTGAATACAAGGAAGTCTGGATTAAAGGTAGTTATCCTGGATGCATGGCTGTTCCTAAACTTATGAAGCAGTTCTACCCTGATTACAAACCATGTCTAGCAAAGAATGAATTGATTGAGGAACTGAAAAAAGACCCTTCAAAAAGAAAAGATTTAAATGTCTGAAGATCCTTTTAGTTTACGCCCCCTGCTTGAATTAGTAGGGGGTTATCTGATAGCAACAATTATGATCATTATTCCTTTTATCGTATTACTATGAAAGAATTTGCTGTTTATTCAAAAATTGGTTGCCCATATTGCACCAAGATTATTAGTGTTCTGGAACTTTCAGAACAACGTTTTGTAGAGTATAAACTTGGTAGAGACTTTACAAAGCAAGAGTTCTATGATAAGTTTGGACAAGGATCAACATTTCCAAGAGTGACCTTTGATGGTGAACTGCTTGGTGGTTGTGTTGAGTCCATCAAATATCTTAGAGAAAATAAGTTGGTCTGATGCATGGAAGAAGATGAGAGTCTTTCAATAAATAGAGGCAAAGATAGTTCACCCTTTCAAATGAATAGGGGTTTTGAACTATTACTTAGAGATACAAGGAGGGAACCACCTAAAAGCTTTCAAGTAAAGTTTGGGAAAATGTTCTCTCTGTTTAGAAGAGAGTATCATTTCTCCTTAGACTTCCATATCATTAGGAAAAAAGATCTCTAGAGGGGGAGGAAAAAATGTTAGCAGTAACCCTAACACTGTCAGCACTCATGTCATTTCTGTTTTTATGTGTAGGTGGAGTCATTGGTTATCTTGTGAAGGAGTATGTTATGGAGAGAAACTCCATGTATATTCCAACCCATCCAGAAATGTTTGATGAGAATGGACAAGTTGTCCCTGATGAAATTTTAGCAGTAAGATTTGAAAACACTCTTGATGACATTGATCAAGAAGAATAAATATCAACACATGAAATAATAACTATGGCTACATCAATTAAGAAAAAAGTAACTGCTGCATCTAAGCTCCCACCAAACCCCTTCATCTTTGAAATTCTTGATCTTGTCAATAAGCAAAGATCAAATGCAAAGAGAGTTGAGGTATTGAAGGAGTATGCAACAGATGCTTTGAAAAGTATTTTGATTTGGAACTTTGATGATACTGTCATCTCAATGATCCCTGAGGGTGAAGTTCCTTATGAGAAGAATGAAGTTCCAGCAGGAACTGATCACACATCACTTCGTAAAGAGTGGAAGAATCTTTATCACTTTGTGAAAGGTGGTAATGATAGTCTCTCTCAAGTGCGTAGAGAGACTATGTTTATTCAAATTCTAGAGGGACTTCATCCACAGGAAGCAGAGATCCTTTGCCTTGTAAAGGATAAGGGTCTGAGAACCAAGTACAAAGTTACATTGGACAATGTAAAAGAAGCATATCCAGATATTCAATGGGGAGGTAGATCTTGAGCAAAGTAAAATTTATCCATGAAGACTGTGACATTGCTTTGTCTAAGGATACAACTCTTCCTAACAATGCTTATCTGGTGACTTATGTTGAGAGTGGTAAAACAAAATATGATATTGTACAGTCAATCAAGGTTGTAGATATCTTTGACCACTACTATGATAGGTTCAAGACTGATCTAAAAGATATTAAACAGTCTGCTGGTACAGCAAATCCAAAGTTGTGGAATGGTGGTAAGAAAAATGGCTGATGGTTTTGATATTAACTTTGAAGGACTTGATATGGACCCTGATCAGGTTCAAGAACTTTTGAAGAAGTACAAGAAGATTAAAAAATATCAGAAATCAAATATTTTCCAGATCAAAAGCATGGATGGAACAGAAGATATTGTTTCAAAAATGATTGAGGAAGCAAATGAAACTGGACTCTAAACCAGAGGATGTGCTAAGATTAATAAGTGAGTTGGAGGGTTCCTCTCAACTTCTAAACATGCTTGAAGAGCAGGAAGACAAGGGACTTATTGATCTTCTTAAAGGAAAGTATTATAAAATTTACTTTCAGATGAAGAAAAATAACAATCTTGACTAAATAAATTATGATGGTCTATAATAGACCTGTCGTTCATCCCTTAGGGGACGCAAGTAAGTCGCGGAACGGAGCGTTCATCCCATGGTAGAACTACTTCTCTTTGCTGTCATGACTTGTGCTGAAGCTGATGCTTTAATGTTCAGAATCAATGCACAAAAACATATTGAACCTAAAATTCAAATTGAACTCATAGATACCATCAGGGAATCTGTGCCAGAGTGTAACTACTATTGGGACGCAAACGACTGAAGGAACGGGGCAAAAATCCCTAGTATTTCAGGAGTAAACAAATGAACACACTTAACATCATCAAGAACCAAATTGCTAAGGCTTCCAGATTGCATGATGCTCAAGTTCTTCACACTGCATATCGTGGTGTAAAGTACCAAGCACATCAAGCAGTTGAGGAAACTCATGGAACCTATACATATCGTGGTCGTACTTACACCAAGTGAATCATGGAAGCATTACAAATCGCTGGGATCGTATCCCTAGGTTGTATAGCATGTATGTCCTTGATTTATGGAGAAATAGTTCTCCTTTCAAAGTAAAAATTGAGAGGGCTTGACCCTCTCTTTTTTTGCGCTTATAATTAATATATGTCTCTCTGTAAACCTATGGAAAGGGATGCACTTAAAGTTATAGTCAGAAATTTAAAATTATTAATTGATGCTCTGGAATCAGAGGTATATTCTGATGTTGATTCTTACAAACAAAGACTCAATCAAGAATTACCTCCTCTAGCTGATTATGATGAGGTATTTGAAGACGATGTTGACTGAGGAAAGAATGTATTCAGGATTAGATTCATTTGAATCAGCATTAAAGCACTTTGGTTCTAGAGTTGAACTAATTTGTGCAATGGAACTTAGTGGTAGGATTGATGCTGAAACTGCCTATCAAAACATTAAAATTGAATTGAAATCTCTTAAACAGACAAGAAAGGATTGGAAGAAAAATGAAAGTTGAATTAATCTCTGTAACTCCTGATGCTGAAAAGCACATTGCTTATTGTGCTCGTGTGAGTAATCCAAACAATCAGGACAGTGAAAAATTTTCTGGTCTTCTGAAGTATTGTATTAGACACCAGCACTGGAGTATCTTTGAACAAGCATTCATGACTTTGGAAATTAATACCACAAGAGGTATTGC